CAACGTCCAGATTGATGTCACCAGACAAGATTCATCTCACACCGCCGAAATCGTGCTCGCGTTCTGCATGTGGCTTGACTTTTGCGGCTTCGACCCGGAACTTTCGGAATTGTACTTTTTGCATTGTTCCAATTTCGCAGTCGTCTCACAAGCAGAGCATCTGTTCTCTGGTCACATCAGCTTCAATCTTGCCTCTGGCGATCCATTCACGTTGATACGGAACTTTTTCCAGTTCAGCGTAGTCTTCGCCGCAAGGTACAAATGCGCACCGACCATCAATGGCGTTGAGAAAGGGGACGACTTTATAGGCGATGACACTGACGACACACTCTATCCTCTCTCTGTCCTGCCCGGCGTCGCTAGTGTCCAGTTCAAGCGGGCCATCAATCTGGCGCCTTATCATGCAGGTCGCTTTATCACCCCAGAGCGCTTCCTCGTCGACCCCGTCAGAGCGTTTGCAAAGCACTTCTGTCGGGTCCAAGACCACAACGTGCCGATTGAAGAATTGTACGAAAGTTTTATCAGCCGCGCAACCGATTACAATTCTGCGGATTATCGCTGCCTTGAATACTACGTCGCGTCGACGTACGCTGACTTCAACGCTGAAGAAATCGACGTGGTGATGCGGACTGTCGTCCACCTTCGTAACAGGCGGTTCTTTGTTCGCATGAGCAGTGCCGCTGCGCCTCGTGTCACCCTGGTTGACGCTAAAGTCGATTGCGCCGTCGCTGTCGCCAAGTCCGTCATCCCAGGACAACGCGCGCGCTTCTACCATCAGTTCCGAGGTTGCACTGCCGATGAATTCGTTAACCGTTTGCAGAAACACACGAGTTTACCTGTGCATCGGGTGTCGTCTTTGAGCAGTTTCCGTGCAATCCGCGTTGGCGTCTACGTCAGCGACACACATGCCATCGCAATGCTCGCCTGAGTCCAACTCCATCACTGTCCTTACACGTTCATACACAAAACTATGTAACCACCTTTAAGAATTAACGCCCCATTCCTTCTTTCACCAGTAACTTCACTCTTCTTTTTCCACAATGTCTTCAACCATCTTCACCTTTTGCTCTGACGTCGTTTCCATCGGCAAGAACCAGAATTACGCCGCCCTCATTGTCAATCCCGAGAACAATGAGATGCTGCGCGTCTTCAAGGCCTCGCACGACACCGTCGTCGTCGACAAGATAGTGATGCACTTCAGCGTCACTCAAGGCTCCAACATCTTGTTGCGCTATGGCTTGTTTCGCTCCCTTGCCGCTCCCCCCGCCGATTTCTCCGCTCTCGGCCGCGTGCCGTTCTTGGAGACCAACTCCATGGACTCCACCACCGGCAAGACCATGACCGCCACTTTCACTCCCACTGGCGTTCCTGGCCTCGAATGGGATCTCAAGCAGACCGCCATCCGTTCGGGCCACCCCCACGTCATCTTGGCCGCGTATTCCATCGCCGGCGAGATCGAGAAAGGCAAGTACATCGGGAGCGCTCAGATTGAGTATCACGTCACCTTGTCCGGCAACGGACCAGGTTATTAAACCCGCCGCATGCACCGTCCCACGCGTTTTTTTATAAAACATTTTATATTTTGTTTCGCAGTTGCGCCGCCGCCCCTCCTAAAGTAGCTAATAGGG